TCGGAGCCGGCGATCTCCGCCTTCTCGGGATACCACGCCGACCCTGATGACCACCCCTGCAGGATGCGCTTGACGCGGAAGGCCCAGGGCTTGACGTAGGGGTTGTTGGCCGTCACCTGACCGCCGCGCCAGACGGCCGACAGGATGCCGCGAAAAGCCGGGATTGCCGCGCCGATCTTGCTGACCAGGTAGCTGTTTTCGGTCTGCGCCGGGCCGCCCATCATCACGTCGAGGGTGCCGACGATGCCACCCTCTTTCTTGTCGCCGCCGAACAGGTTCTTTTGATTGATGGCCAGCGATCCGCTCGCCGTCAGATTGCCGGACCAGGCGGCGCGGTCGCCGACCGATACCTGGCGCAGCGCGTCGACCGGTCCGTGACAGAGGCCGAAATGCAGGCCCATGTAATAACGGTAACCGACCGTGACTTTTTTACCGCTGCCCATGCGCTTCCTCCTCGGCGCGGGCGATGGCGCGCTCCGCCATGGCGTTTCCTAGCGCCCGCAGGGCTTCGGCGTCGATGCCGAATTTCAGGAAGTTCGCCCAGTCGATTCCATGCCGCGCAGCCATCAACCGTAGCCCGCGATTGCAGTAGCCAATTTCCCGGCAGTGGCGATGCAGGACGATGGTCATTTCTTCCCGCCCTTTTCCTTGATTGCCGTCGTGCGCAGATCTCCGTACCACATCAGGCTCGGGCTTTTCAGGACGACTTCACCGAAGACAACCGGGATGGCCCGCCCCTCTTCGGCCAGCGGGATGTCGAAATCCTCCAGCGCCGCCGGCTTCGGCACCGGCGGTTTCGGCGCCAAGGCGGCACTGATGAAATACGAAGCGATCAACAGGAAGATTTGAACGTAGATCATGGTTCGATCTCAATAGATGATGGTTCCGTCAAACGGGTTTTTCGAGGGGAAATAAGGCATGCCACCATAGTTCAACCGGTTGGCGAATTTGCCGGTACAGGTGGCCAGCGAGTGATCGCAACCGGGATAGAGATTGACCGAGGCGGCTGCCGCCAGCCCCGGCAGTGGAAAGCCGATGGTAACGACGCCACCCACCTGCGAGCGGATCGCGCGGCGCTCGAAATAGCCACCCGAACTTTCCCATTCCAGGTAGCCGCCAGCAAAATAGCCGTCGACGAAGGCGCCCATCGCCGCCAGCGTGATCGACGTTCCTGACACCGTCGACACGGTTTTGGTGGATTTGAAGGCATTGCGATCAAGCCCGCAGCCGGGGCCGTACACCACATGCGGGCAGCCCTTCTGATAGAGCCGGCGCAGGCCGACCCGCTTGAGCGAGGTATAGACGCTTTCACAGTGGATTTCGGCGGACACGTTATTCAGCGTCACGTTCAGCACGCGCCCCATCCACAACGTGATCGCCTCGCCGTCGCCGGCATGCAGGCGGCGCACCGTAACGGCGACGATGTCGTCCGGCGGCAGCAGTGCGAACAGGGCGAGCACGCCGACCGAGCGGGCGCAGGTGATCTCGAGCGCCAGGCGCGCCGTTTCGCTGGTCGCCTCGACGGCGCCACGGGAAATCGGGACGGCGGTGTAGGTGTTGCCGCCATAGACGATATCCCCGTCGGCGCTGGTGTAGCGGTAGGGGGTGGCGCCGTCGAGGAATTCGTACAGCTCGACCGGGCGGCCCGATTGCGCGGAGGATTCAATCGCGGCGTAGGTCATGGCACCGGCACCTCGATGCAGGGGACGGACACGGCCAGCCCTTCGCGCGGTCGGTGCAGCAGCTCGATGCGGTCGGCGTCAAAGCGGGCGCAGCGCAGGAAGGAGATGCGGCCGAAGGCTGCGGCGGTGACCGCGACACCGAAGGAACTATCCATCGTCAGGTCGAAGGTCGGGCGGCCAGTGACGGCGGGGCCGGCGGCGACGGCGCTGATGCGGCGCAGTACGGCGCCGGACGGCAGGCCGATCTCCAGGTCAAAGGCGGTGCGGCCGAGCAGGGTGGCGCCGGTCGGCGCGTAGACGCGCAGCGTGGTATCGGATGAGCCGACGTTGGCGGCAGCGACCAGGTCGCGCTCGAAGGTGGTTTGCCAGAATGCCAGCCAGCGACCGTAGCGGCTGGCGACCCAGGCGCGGACGGCCTGGATGTCGGCGGCCTTGAGCGCGTGCCAGCGCATCATGAAGCGGTCGTCAGGCAGCTCGCGCTGGCGGGTGGCGGACAGTAGACCGGTTCCGTTGTCGAAGCGCTCGATCGGCCATTCGACGCCCTCTTCCAGCGCGCCGCTGCCGACCACCGGCACGACCGGCAGCACGTCATGCCCGCGATATTGCGCGTAGGTCGAAGCGACGTGGACGTCGACGGCGGGCGCCTCGAAGCTGATGCTGGCGTGCTGGAACGGGCCGGCCGGGCGGGAAACATCGAGCGCGACCGCCGCATGCGCTTCGTCGACGCGATAGAGGCCGGTGGCGGCGCGCGGCGTCGCCACGAAGGCGAGTACCAGCGCCGTCGGCGACACGCTTTCGACGGTGCACACCTCGTAATCGGCGAGGCCATTGAACAGCACGACCTTCTGGCCGGCCGCGAGGCCGTAGCCGGTGGTGTCCATGGCCAGAGATACCGACGACCCGGCGGAAACCGGCCCGGCATAGACGACGCGGATCCAGTCCGGCACCTGGTAGGAAGTGGCGGCGCGCACGATGGCGCGGGCGGCGGACTGGTTTTCCGGCGTGAACAGGTGCTTGAAATGCCACTGGCGGCGCGGGCGCTCACGCAGGCGAGAACGCTGCTCGCTGGCGCGGGCGCGCAGGACGTCGGTGCGCCATTCCAGAACTTCGACCACCTCGCCGACCGGCATGAAGGGCCACAGGCTCATGCCAGCGCCTGACGGAAGGCGCCGGCGTTACGCTGCACGGCGTTCATGATGATGCGCTCGCCGGCGGCGCTGCCGAGATAGTCACCGATGACCGAGGTGTCGAAGGCGTTGACGATGCGGATGTTCTGGGGTGGCTGAAGCGGTTGCGGTTGCGGACGCTGGCGCTGCTGTTCTTTCGTCAGCACCATTTCCCCCTTTTGCAGGATGGCCGGAACTTCGTCACCGGCGATTCCGCCGGTGTGATAGCGGCGCGCGCCTGCAAACAGGGATGCCGGAACAGGCCTGGTAAATGACTGGCCGCCGGAACCAACGATTCCGCCGTCATGAAACCCGAGCGCATTGATGCCGGCACCGATGACCCCGCCGACAACCCCGGTTTTTCCCATGTCGCCCAGCAAGTATTTAGCGATGTTGGCGGCGATGGCCTCAGCCAGCATGCGCTGGATGACTTGCGTGAATTTTCTCGCCATGCCGTCCAGACCATCGCTGAACGGGTCGAACAGGAAATCTGCCAGTGTGTCCTGAATATTCTTGGCGGCGGCCTTGGCGAACTCGTCCATGTCGTCGGCAGCTTCCTTGGTCTTTTCGGAAACCTTGTCGAGGCGGGTGACGACGGCTTCCAGGTATTGTTCTTCGCTGATGCGGCCTTTTTCGAGAGCGACGGTGAGGAACTGCATGTCGTCGCGCACGGCGTCGAGTTTTCCGGTCGGGGTGTCGTCGAGCAGCTTGTTGAGGCGGGCGAGTTCGTCGGCGGCGGCCTTGGCGGCGCCACTGAGATCGTCGCGCACGGCCTGGACGATGGCTGGGTCGAGGCCGGCGGCGGCGAGTTCGTCGAGCTTTTCGAGTTGGCGCACCAGTTCGGCGGCCTTGACGATGTCGGTCTTCTCGATCGCCGAGGCGATTTTTTCGGTCAGTTGCTGGTCGTAGTCGGTGAAGTTGGCGGCGGATTCACGGCCCGCGCCGGCCTTGCCGCGACCACCGCGTCCGGCTGATGCCGGATCGCTGCCGGTGAAATTGAGCTTCTTTTTCGTGACATCAGCAGCGGCGCCGGTCGACTTCAGCTTGGCGATGTTTTCTTCGAGGGCGGTGGAGAAGAGCTTGCGGGAGAGGATGGCGTCGGCGTCGACGTAGTATTCCTTGCCGATGGCCATGGCGCCCTTGAAGTCACCAGTAGCGACAGCGGCGACCTGGGCAGCGGCGGCGCCGATGCCCTTGCCGACGATCTGCGTCATGCGCACGACACCGTCGAAGGCATCGATGACGAACGCCGCTGCCCGCGCGGCGCCTTCGGCCCAGCGGGTAATGCTGCCGTCGGCCGCCAGATCCTTGGCGGCGCCGCGCACGCCTTCGGTGCCGTTGATCATGTCGACCATGGTCTTGACGAAGACATTAGCGACCGGCAGCACTTCGGCGCTGATGATCTTGGCGACGGCGGACTGGGCGAGCGCCAGGCGCTTGAGGTTCTTTTCGTATTCCTCGGCGGTGGCGGCCTGCTCGCTGGTGACCTTGACGACCAGGTCGCCGCTGGCGGCGAGGTCTTTCAGGTAGGGCAGCAGTTGCGCGCCGGATTTGCCGAGGAGTTGCGTGGCAATCGCGGTCTTGGCGGCGCCGTCTTCGTATTCAGCCAGGCGGTCGGCGAGCAGCTTGAGCTGGTCGGAGGTATCGAGCAGGCGCATTTCGGCGGGATCGAGGCGCAGCGCCTTGAAGGCGGCGCCGGAATCGCTGGCTTCGTCGCCGACCATGGCCGTCGACTTGGCCAGCTTGACCATGGCGCCCTGCAGCTGGTCGACGTCGGTGCCGCTGACCTTGGCGACAGCGGCCAGACCAGAAACTTTCTCGGTGGTGCTGCCGACGATTTCGCCAAAGTCGTCAAGCTTGGCGGCGCCCTCGACGTATTTGTCGAAAGCGCCCTTGAGCGCGCCGATGGAGAGCGCCCCGGCCAGCCCGGTCATGACCAGGCCGACCCCCTTGAACGCGCCCTCCATGCGCTTTGCCGCGTTCTCCGAGAACGCGGCCAGCGTCTTCATGTCTTTCTCAAAACTCGCCATGCGGGTTTCGAGATCGATCGACAGCTTGGCGATGGCCATGGTCAGGCTTCCTGTGACGGTTTGTAGAGGGCGATGACGGCGATGCGGTCGAGCAGGCCGTCGAGGTCTTCAATGCCTAGCCAGCCGGCGACGAGCGGCAGGCCGGCCCAGTTGAGGCCGCCGGTGCCGGTTTTCAGCAGGCTGACAACCTTGAAGGCCAGGGTGTCATCGTCGCTGAGGACCGGCAGAATTTCGCCGTCAAACTCGATGCCGGCGGCGGCATCGAGATGGGCGATCAGTTTTTTGCGGTGGCGACCTTTGCTTCTTCGTGCGCCAGGATCAGGCCGATGATCTTGTTGGCGACAGCGTAGAGCGCTTCGCGGCGGTCTTCGATCCAGATCGCCCACAGCTCGGCGTTGAATGGAACGGGGTCGCTGGCGCCGGCGGCGGTGAAATCCGCTTCGGTGAAGCCTTCCCAGTCGGTGACGTGCTTTTTGACTTCCGGCAGGTCAGCCTGAATGCTGCTGACCTTGCCGCCGTCGTCACGAATGAAAAGCTGGCGGGTTTCGTATTCCGACGGCCGGCTGACGCGAACGCGCTTGCCTTCGGCGATCTCGAACCATTCGGCGCGGCCGGCCTTGGCGGCGGCGATCAGTTGTTCCGGGCTCATCAGGCCACCGGCGGCAGGAAGAGGACGGCGCCCTTGACGGTGACGCCAAAATCGCCGGTGCCGAGTGCGCCCTGGCCGACGTCTTCGCCAGGCAGCGAGGGCTGGCCACGGAAGATGCGCTGCGAGCCATCCGACAGGGTGATGCGGAAGACCATGTAGGCTTGGTCAAGCGCAGCGGTGCGCACCAGGTCAAGCGCTTCGTCGTCAGTGGTATCGAGCTTGAGGCTGATGCTGACCGACTGGGCAGCAAGCAGGCCATTGGCGTTCTGGCGGATCGTATCGAGCAAAACGGTGGTGTCGATGGGGTCGGCTTCGCCGCCGCCGATCTTGTAGCTGGCGGCGCGCGACAGCGTCGACCATGCGGTGATCGGCACGAAGGTGCCGGCCGTGAAGGCAGGGAAGTTCGTGGTCTTGATTTTTTGCAACTCGAAGGTATTGGCCGCCGGTGCATCGACGCGCGCGGCCTGACCTTCGAGATTGACCATGCCGGTAACAGCGTTGAAGTAACCGACCGATCCATCGGTCAGGCTGTGCGCCGTCGAGGTGGCAACGCCGGGGCTGGCCAGCGTGACGGCGGAAACCGTTTTGGCGGCGCCTTCGGTTTTCGAGAGTTCGACCCGGACGTTACGCCCGATCAGGGGAGTGGTCATTTTGCTGCTCCTTCAAATGAAAAAACCCGCCGAAGCGGGTTGTAGTGGGCGGGTGCTGCAAGTTCGGCGGGTCAGCCCCACCAGGTAATTTCGGTCACGTCGGCGTACTGCCCGACCTCTCCGTCAAATCCTGAAAATCGGTTGTCTTCCGGCACGCCGATGGCGCGCAGGGCGATGACGATCTGGTCGCCAACGGCCTTTGCCGCCGTGCGGGTTTCGCCCCAGCCGACCAGGCGAAAGCGGGTGGCAGTGGCGGCGACGCTGCTATCGAGACAGGCTTCCGGCGTGGCGGATTCGACGCTGTAGACGACGGCGGGCAGCGGCTTGTCTTCCGGGATGGCGTCCGGGTAGATGCGCGCGGCAGCGCCCGAACCGACCAGCGCGGCAAGGCCTGCCGATCCGGCGAGAACGGCATAGAGTTCGGTTTCGGCTGACATTTACGCTCCGCGCGTGTTGAGTGCTTCAATGGCCGGAATGGCTTCGCGCTCGAAGGCAGCGAGCGCTTGCGGCAAGGCGTCTGCGCCGGCTTGAAGGAAGTTTTTCGGCTTGCTGCCCGGGTGCTTGACCATCTTGACGACGCGACCGCCGAAGGCCAGCGCCTTGGCTGTTTTGGGCTTGATGGCGTGGGCCTTGGTGCCGAAGGCGACGAAGCGCCAGTAGAAAGGATCGAGCTTGTTCTTGGCGCCGCCGCCTTTACCGAAAGGCTTGACGTTGACGAAAACACCGACGTTGCCTTGGCTACGCGATTCTTTCGAGACGCGGACGGTGAGCTTGCGCTTGAGCAGGCCGCGTGTGCGGTAGGCCGTGCTGGTAGCGAGCACCGGCACCGCAGCGCGGGCGGCTTTTTGCACGACCTTTGCCCCGGCACGCAGCGCCTTGACCAGCGCTTTGCGGCGCAGCTTCGACGGGAGCGCCGCCAGAGCGCGCTTGAGTTCGTCGATGCCGTTGACCTTGACGGTGACGTTATCGGCCATTGCGGACTCCGTTTGTCGCCATGATCTCCAGCTCGCCAAAATAGGGGCCGGTGCCGGGGATCAGGCCGGTGATGTCGTAGGGCTGCGTTTTCCAAAGCAGGCGCATGTCGTTGGTGATGCCGCTGCGGTTGCGGATGAAGAAGCGGATGTCGACGGTCTGCTGCGTCTGGTTCGCAGCGTAGAATTCCTGCCCGCGCAGGGGCCGGGCTTCGGCCCAGACTGTGCAGACGTCTGTCCAGGTGACGACTTCTTCGCCGATGGCGTTGCGCGTGACGGCCTTTTGCTGGAAGGTGATGCGCTCGCGTTTTTTGCCGGCGGCGGACATCAGGCGGCCTCGTAGAGTCGGTAGGGATCGAGCAGGCCTGACCAGAAGCGATCAGGGATGGTGGCGGCCTGGCCGGCGATGAGGGTTTCGCGCTGCGCGTACATGGTGCCGATGGCGAGCAGCATCCATTGCTTGATGGCTACGGGCACGGCGGCGGCCGCCCCGTAGCCGCAGACATAGCGGACACGGACGGCATTGGGCACCGGCCAGGTAGCTGGCCAGGCCTTGCCGTAGGCGGGCACGACGTAGCCGGGTTCTGAATCCTTGTCGAGTAGGTAGTCGGCGGGGTCGAGCGTCTGTTCTGCGCCGCTGGCGGCATCGAGGTACTTGAGCGAGGTGACGGACTGGATCGGCGCGCGGCGCAGGACGAAGGCTTCGGGGAAGGCGTCGTGCACCAGCTCCCAGGTCTGGGTGACGAGGGCGCGGCCGGTTTCGTGCTCGGCCTGCTCGCAGGCGGCGACGATGAGCGCGGTGATCAGCGCGTCGTCATCGTTGCCGTCGACCCGGCAGTGCAGCTTGGCTTCGGCGATCGTGAGCGGCTCGCTCGCCGGCGCGGCGATTCGAATGAGGGCCATGCGGGTTCCTGTCTAGTGCAGTGGGCGCCGGCCGCCGGTGGCGGATGGGCGGGTTGTGTTGGCCTGGGCGGCGCGTTCGCCGCCTTCCTTCGCCAGGCGGATGCCGGCGACGGGCTTGATTCTTTTGCCGGCGGCGGCGTCAGGGCGCTCGGTGGCGACCATGAGCGGGCGCTGGCTCGTGATGGCATCGGGCCGGAAGCCGGCCTGTTGTTCCGGGCGCTGGCCAACGGCCGGGCGCGGCTCGAAGCCGGCGCCGGCGGGTGCTGGCTGCAGGCCTGTTACGACGCTTCCCCAGGCCGAAGCCCAGGCGGCTCCCCAGCTTGCGCCCCAGGCGGAGGCCATTTACGCCGGCCCCCACGGATCGGCTTCGGTGCCGGAGCCATCGATGTCGGCGCCGTTGACCTTCGCCACGTCGACAGGGATGGTGGTAGCCTGCAGCGCGGCGACTACGGCTGCAGCGAGTGCGTTCAGATCCACGCCGCCGGTCGATGCGGTGGACAAGGCCTTGCCGGCGCTACCGTCGGCCTGGTGGTTGGTGAGCAGCGCATTCCACACCGCCGCAGCGAGGCTGTCGGCGGTGAGTCCGGCGCCTGTGACGACGATGTCGATGGCCATGTTGCCGAAGGCGGCGACGGTAGCTTCTAGGCTGCCTTCGCCGAGCAGGGCGACGGAGAGCGCGGCGATGCCTTCCATGCTGGCGGCGAGGTCGCCGCTGCCGTCGAAGTCGACGGTCATGTTCATGCGGCCTTCGATGCCGGCGTCGAGGCTACCCTGCCCGGCCAGCGCGAGCAGCATGGAGACGACCAGCGCGGCGGTGGCATCGAGGTCGCCGCTGCCGGTGAAGTCGACGGCCATCGGGCGTGACGGGATCAGGCTGGCGGCAGCGCCGCCGGTGCCGAACGAGCGCAGCGACATGCCGCCGGCCTTCTGCGGAATCGACCAGGCAAGCGGCGCGAGGTTGCCGACCGGCCGCGCGGCGGTATCGCCGAACAACCCCTTCGATCCGCGCAACTGGCCCGGCGTCGGGCGCAGGGTGAAGGCATCGCCGCCGCCGTTGTAGATGCTGACCAGCGCGCCGAGGCGGCGCACATGCGGCGCGAAGCCGAGCCGGTAGCCGTTTTGCAGCAGGCCCATGTCAGTTCCAGGCGTGGGCGGACTCGACGAGCAGCGGGGCGTTGGCTGTGGTGGCGCCGGTGTTCATCAGCAACCACTGGACGCAGGCGCCGTCGGGGATGCGGGCCATGCTTGGGAGCATGTTGACGAATTCGGCCACCTGGTGGATGCCGGAGGCCGGCAGCGGGATGCCCCACAGCGGCTTGACGAGGTGCAGCACGAGCTGGCCGGAACCGGTGTAGGCGGTGCCGCCGGAGAGCGTGAAGCCGGTGATGTCGCTGATTCCGGTGCTACCGGCGGCCAGCGGCAGGAATGGCGCGTAGCGGGTGGCAGCGCCGCCGGAGTGCGGCACGGCGCCGATCACCGGGGTGGCTGCAAAGCCGACGGTGACCGGGCAGGTTTTCGCGGCGCCAGCGGTGTCGAGGTAGTTGAAGGCGGTCAGGTTTGGGCCGCCGGCGGTGGGCGCGACTTCGGTGCTGAAGAAGGCGCGCAGGCCGACGCCGTTGGGGTAGCGGTCGACCTTGGCTGATGTGGCGGCGATGGCCGACATGGTGACGGTGCGCGCCGAGGTGCCGGTCACATCGGTGCCGGTGATCGGGATGTAGCCGACCTGGTCGACGGCCATCAGGAACCACGGCGCGCCGGCGGCGGCAACGATGTTGGCACCGGCATACATGAAGTGCTTGGTCATCGTCGACACGTCACCGCCGTGCTGCCAGGCGCCGTCGGCCCAGGTGTCGTCGGTGGGGACGAAGGTCAGCGAGGTGCCCGGGTAGGCGCTGGCCGGCTCGCTGCCGGCGAATACGCCGAGGCTGGTCCAGAAGGCGGCGACCTGCGCGGTGCTGATGGTCTTGAAGCGCACGTCGTATTGAAACTGGCCGTTGTTGGTGACCTTGTCGATCAGTTGGTCGTGAGAGTTGAATCCCATGATTGTTTATTCCCAGAAGGTTTCGATCAGCCCGACCAGCGGGGCGGAGGCCAGGGAGCCGGCGACGCCGTATCCGATCCAGCCAAGAAAGGCGTTATCTTCGATGCGCACCGAGCCCGCACGCTGACGGATGCGCTCGATCTGCATGGCGTCGCCGTAACTTTCGGTGGGCGACGAGGTCGGCCGGCGCGATTCTTCGCGGACGTAGCCGGCATCGAACGGCTTGACCAGCACCAGGGCGGCCAGCCCGCCATTGGCGACGTCGACGGTGACCGAGACGGGGCGCTTGACGCCGCGCACGTTGGCGCCGAGCGGGATGAACGGCGTGATGCCGGCGGCGGCGCCGACCGACGAGCAGAGCGCGCCGGATGGCTGGGCGGCCGGGCAATAGACGAATTCCGTGGTTTGCTCGACGTCGTCGGCGTCGATGTACTTGACGACGTAGCGCCCGCCGCCGGCGGTGGGCGCCTGCGTGACCAGCATCATCTGCACGCCGGCGCCGTCGGCGTAGCGGTCGAGGCCGATGGTGGTGTCGAAGACCTGTTCCTCGCCGGCGGCATCGAGGTCGATGAATGGGACGTAGAGTAGGTAGTCGAGCAGCAGCAGGGTCTGATTCTGATTGGTCGTGCCGGTGACGCTGGCCGCCGCCGACATGAGGGTGACGGCCTTGAGCCAGCGGGCGCCGATCTGCGCCGGGACGAAGATGCCGTTATTCGGGTCGAGCCGTTGCGCGACGAGCGGGGCGCTGGCGTAGTAGTTAGGGACCGGGACGCCGGAGGCGGTGGAGTAGTCGAACCACTGGCCTGCGACGGTCGCCGCGCTCGGCGGCACCTTGCGAAAGAAGGATAGCCAGGAACGGCCGTCGGCTTCCGATTCGCACCAGGCACGGACGGTGGCAAAGCCCATCAGACGCTCCGCCCGGTGAGCGCCGAGAGGAATTGGCGCAGGGTCAGCGTCAGACGGATGGCGCCGCGCTGCACGGGGTTCATGGCGTCGAGCGCGCCCTTGCCGCGCAGCGTGACCTTGCGGTTGGCCCAGATGGCGGCGGCGGCATGCCCGCAGCGGCGCTCGATTATCGGCTCGCCGCCGTCGACGGGCGTGACCTTGACCGGCGCACCGCAGGCGGCACACTCGTACAGCGGCGGGAAGCGATCGGCAAGGCGCACGGTCATGCCTCGGTGATGGTCACGGCGCCGGCCGCGAAGCGCGGCTGGATCTGGTTGCCGACTGCAATCGGGGAATTCAGGTCGCCGTAGTGGAAAACGTCGGCGGCGCCACTGCCCTTGGCGGTGCACGCCGAGGTGATGGTATTGCCGGAGGCGCCGCACTGCGGGAATTCGATGGCGGCGACGTTCTGTGTCGCGCCGCCAGAGGGCGCCGACCAGCCGCCGGTGGTGCGCGGCACATCCTGCGAGGCGTAGTTGGTGTAGGTGGCTTCGTTCGCCGAACCGTTGTCGGTGGGTCCGTAGCTGGCCGTGGCCAGGCGCACGCGGATCTGCGTGATCGGCGCGCTGGCGGCGTTGTCGGCGATGTTGGCAATGGCTGCGGCGTTGTAGTACAGGCCGAGGATGTTGTTGCAGGTGGTGCGTCCTTTGGGCATGGGTTACTCCTTGGACTTGCGGCGTGTGGTTTTTGGCGGTTTCTTGGCGTTGACCGCAGCAGCCCAGCCTTCACTGGTTGAGATTCGAATCAATCCTTCATCTTCGGTATCGATTAGCTGTCCGGCCTCGTACTGCTCCAGATGCACGCCGTCGCACGAATACGTGAAGTCTTGAAGTGCCTTAAGTTGCATGCTGGGCCTCAATAAAAAAGCCCCCGTTTCCGGGGGCTTTCTTGGTTGCGGTGACGGCAGATCAGGAAGCCGCGATCTTGAGCAGCTTGATGGCCTGGGTGTTGCGGAGCTTGCCGCCGACGCGCTTGCGGATGTAGAACTTCACGAAGCCCGGGGTGGTGATCTCGTCGCGGGTGATGCGCATGCCGACGCGATCGGCGATCAGGTAGCCTTCCTTGAAGTCGCCGAAGGCGAGCGGGAAGGTGCCTGCACCGACTGCCGGCATGTCTTCGGCTTCGACGACCGGGTAACCAGCGAACATATCGGGCTGGCCGGCGGCGAGGCCCGGTTGCCACATGTAGGCGTTGGTGGTGGCTTCCTTGTACTTGCGCATGGCGGCCAGCACCAGCTTGCTCGTCACCCAGGTGGCGTTGCGACGGTAGCGCGCACGCAGCGAGTAGACGATGTCGTAGAAGGTGTCTGGCGTGGTCGGCATGGCTGCGGCCTGGGCGGATGCGATGTACTGCAGGGTGCCGAAGGCGCGGCTGGAATCTGCAGTGGACAACGGCGCCGGTCCGCTAAGAAATCCGGTAGGCTTCTTGGTGCCGTTGCCGGAGACGAATGCGGCGCCCTCGCCGGCGGCGATGGCTTCGGCGGCCGAGGTGATGAGCCAGTCTTCGACGTTGAAGAAGAGATCGTCAAGCGACTCTTCCGTCGCTTGCGGCTTGGCTGAGGCCATGCCGAAGGTGGGCGCGACCTCAGCTAAATCTGGCGTGTTGGTCTGGTTGCGGGTATCGCCCTCGCCCAGCCACTCGAAAGCGCCGCCACCGACGTCGATCAGTTCCTTGTAATCCGAGGTTCCCACCTGGCGCACGGTAGCGAGCTGACGAATCGGGGAAATGTCGACCGAAAGACGGGCGATCTGGCGCTCGATCTGTTCGGGCAGCGCAAAGCCGCCGGCGGCACCGGTGGAGGTGATGACCTGGGCCGAACGGGTCTCGCGGCTGTCTGCGCGGGACTTGGCTTCGAGCGCCTTGGCAGCTTGCGCGGCTTTTTGCTGGCGCTCGTTATCGCCCGGAGCGCGTACCCAGTCCAGGAATGCGTTGCGGTATTCGACGGATTCCTTGGTTTCGCCGTCTTCCTTGCCATTGCCGAAGGCGCCGGGGCGGGAGAGCTTGGTTTCCATCTTCTCGAGATTAGACTTCATCTCGGTCAGTTGGCCGATATGATCATCCATCTTGGCCAGCTTGGCGTCAAAATCGGCAGTAGAGTTGCCGTTCTTGACGGCCTCGATGCGGGCGTCGTTGGTCTTCTTGTACTCCTCGAAGGCGGTTCCGATCTTGTCGATGGCTTCGGCAACCGATTTGATTGTCGGGTCTTCGCGCTTTTCGTAGATGGCGGCCAGGCCGATGACGGCGAGCGAGGCCAGTTTGGCGCGGTAGGCGCCAAAGTCTTTTTGCATGTTTTTCATGATTGTCCTTTTCAGGTGGTGAGTGCGTTGAGCAGCCGATTGGCTGCCTTCATGGCGACGGCGGTTGAATCTGCAGAATCTCTCCGCGTTTCTCCCATCCGCATGACGCGCGACACGAAGGCCGTCGCGTCGGACTTGCTGAATCCGGCCTCGCGCAGGATTTTTTCAGCGTCTTTCGGGGTATCCACTTCGTCAGCGGATTTGACATTGGTGACCCGGGCTTTTTCATTGGCTGGGAAGGTGACGATAGAGACTTCCCAGAGGTCGATTTCGGTCAGGGTACGGATGTCGGTTTCGGTGTCGTAGGCCCATTGCTTGGAAATGAAGCCGACAGAAAGGCCGTTTAGCGCGCCCATCTTGAGCAGGGCGAAGGCTTCTTTGCCACGCGTGGTATCCAGCGCAAGGCGACCCTTGATGCGCAAGCCCTTGGTGTCTTCGACCATTTCCGTCCAGATACCGATGGGCTCGTCGCTGTCGTGTTGCCAAAGCATGGCCGGCATGGTGCCGGCGGCCTTGTGTTCGGCCAGGCTGGTGGCGAAAGCGCCGGCAGCGATGATGTCGTTCCAGTTGTCGGTGACGCCAAAGACGGAGCCGTAGCCTTCGACGGTGCCATCTTCGCCGGTGGCTTTGATTTGCAGGGCGAAGGCGCGGGTTTCGCGGCCGCCTTCGTCACGCTTGGTTTCAATTGTTTGCGGGCGGTTCATCGCTGGTTTCCTTCGTCGTGCTGGGGCTCATGTTGAGCGGGGTAAGCGGATCGTCGAGGCCGGGCAACGGGTCTTTGCCTTCCTCTTCGCGGATCTCGTTGCGTGTGTAGATGCCCATTTCGGCCATCGTTCGCGCCCATTGCGCGCGGTCTTTCATGGCGCCCTCGGTGAGATAGCGGGTGTCGAACTTGACGAACAGCGGGCCGCTGCCGTCGAGCAGGGTTTCGTCGATACGATCGCGCCAGGCTTTGTGCCAGGGGCGCAGGGTGTGCTTGAGGTGCGCGGCAAAGAAGGCTTCGGAGCTGGCAAAAGTGGCGGATTTGTCGCTGTGTCCGACCATGATCGGGAAAACGTTGAAGGCGCGGCATATTTCTTCTACCTGAAGTCGGCGCGTTTCGACGTGCTGGGCGTCGACGCCGTTCATGGCGGTGCTTGTCCATTTGGCGTTGCGGTCGAGAATCAGTGGGGCGCCGGCCTTGTTGGGGCCGGACTTCTGCTTTAGCCATTCGGTCAGGCGGTCGTGTTGTTCCTTGTTGAGCGTTCCTTCGACGGAGTAGACGCCGCCGGCACGCAGGCCGTTTTCGTGCATCGAAGCCTGGCTGCGCTCGGTGGCAATGGCGAGACCAATGGCGGACTGAGCGAGTTTGACGGCGTTAAGGGAGCCGACCCAATCCCACTGGATGCCGTTGATGATGAAGACTTCGTCGCTTCCGAAGTCACCGATCAGTCCGAAATCATCCCAGCAGCGGTAGCGGACTTCGTAGCGCGATACTTTGCGCACATCCCAGCGGCCAGGCATGACCGGAATGAGCTCTCGCACGCGGCCGTTGTTTCCGCGCACTTTGATCGATAGAGCCGCGCCGGTGAGCGCGGCGTGGAAGGTCATTTGCCGGCGCCATTCGAAGGAGGTCTGCCATTCGTTGGGGCGGCGCGACAGCAGCCGGTATTCCGGGATGTTGGTAGCGCGCTCGGTAGTGCCATCGGCCAGCTCGCGGTAGACGTGCAGATCGGGCGTGGCCACGCCGTCGGCAATGACGCGGACGCAATCGAGGACAGTGGAGACTTGTAGCGCGGTCTTGTCGGTGACGGCAACACCAGCGACAACGCCACCGCTGACGCCATCGATCAAGCTGGCAATCTGGTCGTAAGTGAGCTGGGCAGCTTTCCGGCCGAAGATGCGGTCGAGTAGTTTCACGCGGTTTCCGTTTCCCAGAATGAGGTGCCAGATTCTTCGACGGCTGCCAGCGCCCGGTTCATGGCGACGATGGTAGCGACGGCGGCGTCGATCTTGTTTTGCGGGCGCGATTTGCGCGGGAAAATGTTTTCGTTGCGGTCTTCCTGGACTTCGACGTTGCTTAACATCCAGACGTAGGCAGGGTTGCCGTCGTGGTG